CATTCATTGTATAATAGTATAATGCTAAACTCATGAGAAGATAAAGGAAATAATTTAAAAAATATCTATCACATGTTTGCTTTCCATTTTTAAACGCTGAAAAATAAATAGCTCCAAATAATACGGGTATAGCTATCTGTAATTTTTCTTTTGTAAATATTTCGTCCATTTATTTATGAACAATATTTTTTTTAAATTTGAAAAAACATGTATTATATCTGTAAACCACGTTCATAATGAACTGTAAAATAGACGAAGTCTGTTACTATAATTCTCTCTGTAATGGCAGTTATAAACAAACGAAAGATTATATAAAATATGTATCTTATGCTACTATAAGAAAATATATAGCTATTGGAGAAAATCTAGATTATGAACTAAGATTTCTTCTTGAAGAAAAAGGAAAGAAAAAATTATCACTTGGATTGGCGCTTAAATTCTGCGAAGTTCCTAATACAGAATTCCAATACGACATCTACAAAAGGATGTCTTCGAGAAATATAACCAATAAAGAGAAAATAACATATTTTGATGAATATACAGAATGTAATATCTGTTGCGAAAAAACACACTTTCAAGAAAAACTCCCTTGTTGTGGAATGTTCGTTTGTTTGAATTGTCTTTACACAACGGTTGAAACAATGATTAATGATATAGCTTTCTCGGGTTGTAAATGTCCATTTTGTAAAAGCTACTTTTCTGAGAAATATATATATGATATCCTAACTTTCAATAGGAAAAATAAAATCTACAAATGGATATACAATGTTCAAGACCTATACTTTAAAAGAGAGTATTACCGAAATCTATGGAGGAAAATGAGAGCTATTATTGAAAGAGTTGAAGTATTACAAAATAAGATGATTGATGAAAACTTAGACTTTGGAAAACTTGTCTCGGGAGATGAAAAAGAAAAGTATTATGGTGTTTGTGTTGAATGTTGTCCACCACTCATCAACAATAGACAGATATTTACTGATATAAAAGTTAATACTGTTGATCGCGAATGCGCTGATGGTGAAGGAAATATGATTGTCCTTAATCATGATATGTTTAAGTGTGAAAATTGTGGAGATAAAGATAATGAATATAAGAAATGTCCTCATTGTGGAATAAAAACACTTCGTCCAAGTGCGTGTAATTATGTAATTTGTGGTGATCACCGTTGGTGCTGGATTTGTAATGAAAGACTTCCAAATAACCATGAAGGACACAATGTTCACTATTGGACAGGACCTGGATCAAGTCCATATTCAAATTATTGTCGTCGTAGTATAAACTATTATGCTCCAGACTTTGTAATGGATTGCTGTGATTGTATGAATTGCTCAAAATATTCAGGTTTTAAAATTTGTAAAACTCTTGAATGTTATAATCGTTGTGAAACTTCTGAAAATCCTCATTGTAATACCTGTAAAAATTTGATTTAAAACTAATCTAACATGTATAGACAAAACAAATCAAAACAAAACAAAATGAAAAACCTATACTTTATTGACTTTGAGACTACTGGATTGAACCCTTATCACGATGATGTTATTGAAATAGGAATATGTAAATTTGGAGATGAACGGGGTTATACAACATTGGTTGTTCCTGAAAAAGAAAATGGTTTCCATTACAAATATGTTTCAAATGAAATCACTAAGATAACTGGTATTACTGATAGTATCATTATTGAAAATGGTATTGATCCACAAGAAGGAACTTTCAATATGTATAAATACATCCTTGATACGTGTGAAGATGGTCCAATATATCTTATTGCTCATAATGGGCTTTCGTTTGATTTTATATTCTTTCGTAGGATGCTTGGAAAGTATATGACAGATGAAAAACTAAGGACAAGATCAAGTTCTATAAGTTTGGATATTATTAAGAGATTACGATATCATGATTCTATGCTTGTAGCCAGATATCTAATACCAAATGAACGTGTAAATCAACCTGCTTTATGTAAACGGTTCAACGTAAAAAATGAAAGTGCTCATCGTGCGATGGGCGATGTAAAATCCCTTGCTAAGATTTACGAAATAATGTGTGAACAACTTTCTTACATTAATAAGAAAGGAGATGAAAAATATTATATTAACAATACAGATATTCTCATGAATGAACTAATGATTTAGAATAAACCTACTCTATGTAATACAGAATACACAACTACTGTTAAAAATATGATTATTGTATAATTTATTATTTTTGATACGAGCAAAAGTCTTTCACTAATATCTTCTTTGTTTTTTTCAGAATATTCTTTTAATTCTTTTGATAGTATAAATGATACTAATAAAAAAACAACACCTAATCCAAACAATACATTGTTAGCTAATTCTTTTTTTAATACACCATTGTTTGAAAATGATAATAATGCAATAGATATTGAAGAATATAACCCTATATTACGTAAATTTGTATGATATGTTCCAATAATACTGTTTGTGTTTTTAGTCATTATAATATAATATAATATAATCTAATCTAATCTAATATTTAAAATTTTAACACATCTTAAAATTAATTATGGATTCTTTATCGCTTATACATGACAATCAAAGTTATTTTGATGTAAATACATCAATGGATATAAAAAAAAAATTTATTCACAAAATGTATCTAAATCTTTTACCAAAACTATCAATTATAGGATTATCTTTAACAACCATGTGGAATGAATATGTAGAAATATTTTTAGATAGTTCTATCGCGAGTGGAATATTTGTCATTATGTTTTATGTTTTAGTTCTCTCAACTTCTTTGCTCTATTGCAATTATAATGATATATCTAGTTACTATGATTACAAACCATATTCATATATTTTCACAATGTGTTTTTCATATTTATTGACGTATCTTTCTAACTCATTAAAGACATCTTTTTTGATTTATTGTATCATTTATTTATTAGTTTTCAACCTAACAACTTTAATGTATACTTATCATAATACAATCAAATTCAATTACACAACTTTAATAAAGATATCTTTTACAAGCGAGTTTCTAATATTTATATTTTTATCTCTTTTTAATGATATAGAATACCTTCTTTCAACTTACCTTTCTTCTTCAATCACAACATTATACATTTTATGGGATACAGAAAATATGATATCTTCAAACAATCGGACTTTTAATGTGAAAGTAGATCAGTCTTCTTTAGCTACGGTTTTACTCTATTTAGATATCTTTACCTTATTTCCATTTATTATCAATACTTTTACTGGAAGATAAAAATATAGTATAAATAAAATGTCATCTAGTAAAAAAAAAAAATGGTCAGAAAAAGAAGATAATGATACACTAGTAAAATTACATATTGAGACAAAATATAATTATATAGTCAATAAAAAAACTAGCTTTATTTATAAATATATAAATAAGTTATTAGGTTTCTTATCTATAATTTCCTCATCTGTAACTACTGTTATTATTTGGACAGAACAAGAAAAAAATCTAGAGTCAATTTGTGATGTTAATGATGGTTCAAATATTTTAATATCAGATTTATATAATGGAAATATGAATGTTTTAAAAACTTTATTAGTTATTACAATATTTTCAACTTTTACTCAAAATTTCTTTAATTTGATAGATATATCGAATGAATATAAAAATATTTCAGAATCGTATGGAAAGTATAAAAATATCATTGAATGTATTGGAGATATTCATCCTAAAAAAAGAGAAGGTAGTGCGAAAAGTACATTGCCAGTATTAAGATACAATATAAATAAATTAAAACAAACTAAAAGACCTATAAATTGTCTTTTAGATTATATGTTTGAGAAAATATACAAAGATGAAGCATCCAATAGTTATTTAAAAGAAAAAAATGATAGATACACACAATCAATAATAGTAGATATAGAGGATTCTGATGAAGAAGATTATTGTATTCATGATCAATATCTTGATAATAATTTAATAAGAGGGTTAAAGTCTATAAATCTCTAAATACAATGTGTTCACCACTCCATTGATTACTAATACCTTCATCAGATATCTTTATCAAAGTTTCAACAGCTTTCTTTTCTTTTTCTTCCATTAGTATTCTATTTTCATACCAAGGTGAATCTGGTGATGTATTCTTCCATTGATGAAATAATTCATCTACATATCTTGATGTTGTTTCTAAATCTAAAAGTGTCATCTTTAAAAAATCAATATCTTCTGAAAGTTCCTGACGACTATTATATGTTTTCATTTTTTATATACTTATATTATTATCTTGTTTTTATATAGTTAAATAGTCCATGTCCATTGAAACTTCATAAAATTTTCAATTGATTTATTTTTCTTGATAGATTTTATTGAAGGGGTTTCCTTTTTAATATCTAGTTTATTATCTTGTTGAGACATTTTTATTTTGCGGATATCTCTGAGGACAAGTTCAAATGCTGGATACATACTTAGTAATAACTATAAAAAAAATTTTAAATGTTCAAAGGTTTAAATAAAAAATTTATTTTTTAGAAAACGGATTGTTTATTGAAGCTTTACTACCTTATCATTTAGAACGCGGAAGTTTTTCATATCTAGTCTCATTGATGGATATGGAACAATGGAGAAACAACCAAATTCAAGGTTAACCCTCTTGTCTTCTTTGAATCCCCACATCTCATAGAATGACATGAGACGCGAACATACACTGCTATTCTTGCCTTTCTTGTACCATTCTCCACCATATTCATGTCCTTGTGGATTATCTGAAACCTCACGAACTTCGTAACCTTCCCAAAGTTCTTCCTGTTCTTCTCCTTCGAAGTAATCTTCTACGATGTCAGCGATGTATTCTTCATCAAGATTGTAGACAACAACTCCATCAGGTGTCTTTCTCATACACTTTCTCCATAACTGATTCACGATGACAGATGTAGCCCCTTCATCTGGATGGAAGTATGTATCCGTGTATTCTTCGTCTGTTTCTTCGTCTGATTCTTCGTCTAATTCTTCTTCTTCCGATTCTTCGTCTGATTCTTCTTCGCATTCCATACCCGCCCACTCATTAGCTACCTCCAATACTAGATCAGAGGCACCCATACGAGAGGACCACTCTATAAGAGTATCCATTAGTTTCTTACCGATACCTCTCTGTTCGGTGTAGATGGTAGAGCATATTGCTGAAAGTGAAAAGAGCTTCTCGGGGTGCTTTTCATTTGTAACATCTTTGACGGCGATGTAACCAAGAATCCTGTTCATCGGGTTGATGTATGACCACTTATCCCTCATCTTGTTCCGTCGCGCCTTACCTGCTTTCTTGAGTTTCGTCCGGATATCAGTAGGCATGTGGTTCCCCTCGCGACAGTCTACGTAGCAGATGATCATCATAGGTCCTTTCTTCAGATCATACCAAAATCCTGCTCCAAAGTCTTCGTCAAAGTAGTCTTCAAGCTCATCCGCATATTGACAGATGAACTCTGCGAGAGGCATCATCCTGAAATCATGCCAGTCAGGACATTCTTCCTTTGAAGGATACATCACTCTCATCAGAACGTCGTCTTCTGTTTCAGCCGTCATTCTTCCTTTCTGCGAGTATAAGCGTGTGTCTGTGAGCTGTTTCTGTGTGTCGTTTGTATTGTTTGCGGTCTATGAAAGAGTTTCAAATTTTTAAGAGATCTTCCACTGTTCCTCCAAAATTTATCTTTTCTCAAAAATTTGAAATTTTTTCTAAGACTCATGTAAACCAAAAACGATACAGAACGCACAGACAGACACACGCACACTCGCTCTTAGGCTTGCAGGACCAGACACAGACTACACGCTAGACACCCAGGAAACGATGCCCGGACTCACCCGTCAGAACAGCACCGCGGACAGCAACCCCACGACGGCCTCTCAAGACAAGCGTCTTCAACTCTCTCTCGCTAAGGCCGAACTCGCTCGCTTGAAGAAGGATCTACAGCTCAAGAAAGACGCGAAGAAGAAGCCGCAAGAAGACAACGAGTTCGCCATCAAGCATTCTGCCGTCATCTAGTACATCAAGCTCAAGCACATCGCGATCCAGTGGATCAACAACACCTACGACATCATAGCTATGAAGCAGCAGCGGACACTCAAGAAAGATGCATGGGCGCAATGTATCTCTCCCGCCGTGACACCCGACCCTTTCCTGGTTCAGAATCCAGAGAGAGAGCGTCTGGATTGTCTATGGAAGCCAGAGTTCAAGATCTTCGCTAATGGAGAATGGTTCCCACATGACGAACCTATCACACCACCAACATCGCCCCAGAAGAACAAGAAAGGCAAGGTATTCTCTTTTGGAGATGAGATTGAAGTAGCACAAAGTGGAGAACACCTCCAAGTAGAGAAGGGTCTTCCTATGGCTGAGTTTGATGGACCACGCATGACAACGGACAAGGCGTTTGCCGACATGATCGAACTATGGTTCAATCTAAAGTATACAACCGGTCGGAAGGTATACACCGAGTTCTGGAAGGAAGAAAAGATAAAGCTGTTCAAGAATATGGGTCTCTTCAATAGTTTCGGCGACATGATGGAAGACGCACTTGACCGTTACGCAGAAGGAGAAAAGGTTCGGTTCTTGTCAAGCAGGTCTCCATTCAACATGGACAGCACCTTGGAGAAGCACATGGACATCATGCTCAACCAGTACAACAAGCACCGAAGCACCCAAGGTTTGAATGTTAATGCGAAGTCCTTTGTCCCATCATTCCAATAGTTAGACCATATAAAGAAAAAAGAAAGAAAAAAAAATCATTTTTTGTATTTAAAAACATACCTACTATTTAAATGTATACAATGTTCAGAAATTTTTTTATTAGAAACTTCTTTATGAAAAATAAAGGTAATAAGTGTATGATTGTTATTCATAGAAATCTAAATCTAACAGAATTAAAGGTTATACCTATTCCAAATAAGGAAAGGTATGAAACTATTGATTATTAATTAAGGGGGTTTCCCATCTATTTGCTCTGGTTCTAGTAGAAGTATTATATTTGTTAAACAAGTTTTGGACACTAGTTATGTATGTATTTACTGGTGTAAAATTATTTTTCAACTGATTTACTTCATCTGTATATTCGTATGCTACTTCTTTATAATTTTTCTTCAAATCTAAAAACTGTTTATTATTTTGAAGTATTTTGTTAACTTCTTGTATATTTGATTCGTTATTAATTAAATTTTTAAACATTGTGGGTATTGTCATACATTTCTCTCCTGGTTTTATATTTTCGCAACAATTCACTACCCTACCACCATTATTCCTAAGACTGACTTTATCCACACAATATGTATTTAAAAACTGATAAATCAAACTATTGTTATTCTGTTTTTTTATATTTTGTCCTATTGTAGCAATAGTCACAAATTTATCACGAATATCGTCATCTGACACCTCCCGATTTTTAATTTTTTTAATATCTTCATTAATACCTTTAATTATACTTACAAAATTACCTGCTTCTTTTTTCAGTGTTATCTTATTGATTTTATCAAGGATTTCCACTAAAATTCCAGGAATGTTAGTTACTATATTATAGTATTTAATAAATGCATCTTTATTTTCCTCAATAAAATCATCTTTGTTTTCAAAGTGTTTAAAAAATAATGGAGTTGTATCCCATAAAATATTAATATAATTAAGTATAGCATTAGTAAATGATTCTAAGTTTAACATTATTGGTTGTTCCTCTGCTATGGGTGACGCGTTAACTGCTGTGTTGTGCTGGGCGAGCTCCTTTTGTAATCTTGCCTTTTCTTTTATTTCCTTAAGTTTTTTATCAGTCTTTTCCAATAATTTATTAATTTCATCTTTTAAACTCTTATTTAGTTTCACATTGGATGTTTTTTTATCCTTAATTAAATCTTTCTGAATAATTAGAATTTCCGAATAATTTAATTCTTCTTCTAATTTATCATTATATTTTTCTATTTTGTCCTTTAATTCCTTGTTTATTGTTTCAACACGTTCAGTTTCATTGGATGGAGAATTTGCAGCGTTCCCTGTTGCTCTCGCTTCTCTTATCGCTTCAGGGGATAATCTCGCTGCTGTGATGGTCTGTTTCGCTGGTGTGTGTGCGAATGCTGGTGCGGGTGCGGGTGCGGGTTCTGCTGGTGCGGATGCTGGTGCCGGTGCGGATGCTGGTGCGGGTTCTGCGGGTGCTAGTGCGGATGCTGGTGCGGGTACTGGTGCGGGTACTGGTGTGGGT